AGCTCTAATGTATTGTAATTCTGTTTTACCTGCTTCTGCCTCTTGCAAGTCTAATCGCATTTCTTTTAAAGTTTTAGTCATATTCCTTTATCTCTAGTTTTAGTTCACCATTACCTTTATGTAATCTATGAAACTGTTCCTTTTTAATATAATAATTTTTGCCTATTTCTAATTCAGTTGGCAATTCATTATCATATTGTAATTTCCATTCTGTACCCCATATAACTTTTACGACACGATCTTTTCGATCTTTGTGCCATATCAATTGTCCATTATCTATATCTTCTTTAAAGACTCTAGTAAATACATTTTTGTAAATACTTTTTTCAAAATCTTCAAATGGTTTATAATAATCTAACAAGTCTTTCATTACCAATAAAAATTACCACCACCAGAAAGTCCTAATGACTTTGCATAACGTGGCAAATTACACGCCCAATAAGCAGCACTTGTTCTATCTTTTTGTTGAGCACACTTGTGCCTAGCTGCAAAACTTTTTCTTGCCTCTTTGTCATTTAATTTGACTTTGAGACCTGTTGTATCACCCCAAGTAACTTTCTTTACGTTACCTGTTTTAGGGTCTTTTACAAAGACATAAAACTTTTTAGGTCCACCTTTTTTAGGTTTGTTTAATTCAACGTCTTTTTCTTCTTCAGCAATTGGTATATCTAAAGGTACATTTTCTCCTTCAAATAATTCAAACTTACCAATGTCTGTTTCTAATAACTGTTTATCCCAATCGTTCAATTCAGTTAAAAGACCGTCATTATATAATTCTCTTGCCTCATTAAACAACTTATAAAATTCTTCACTATGAATCCTATAAATGTTTTCTGCAAACGGTATATTATTTTCTACGTGATAATGTACCGACTTTGATATTTTATCTTTGTAATCTGCAAAACTTAACATTATAAATTCCTTATCATTTTAGATACAACTTCCGACAGTTTATTCTGCCATTCTTCTTTGTATCTCTCTCTATATTTATCTATTGTTTCTTTTGAGGTTGACCAATCATTTATATCTTTTACAGAAATATCTGTTGTCATTGGTCTAGTTACAACTTGTTCACCAGATGTGTTTTCTACTGACGGTTTGTATGATCCACCTTCATAATTAGGGTCATATCCGTCTTGTCCTGGTGTTACTTTTAGTGTGTGTTGTGCGTAATCGTGTCCTATATCGTATGCCTCTGGCACACAATTAGGTACTTGTTTGTTTCCTTTTTTCTTCATACCGACTTGTTTATATCCTGTCCAACAAGCGTCTGATAATTCTTTCTTCAATTCACCAAACATCTTCTTATATTTTTGTGTGTGTACACTTGGTTTAGTCTTTGCGTCTTTGTCACCAGGTGCTGGTCTATTATCATTTTTTGTAGTATCTCTACTTTTAAAATGATCTGCTCTTTTATTTTTTGTGTCTTTAGACATATCTTTGTAATACTTTTTAGGTTGTGTTCCGTCTTTTTTCTTAACGTCTTTGTCTTGTGGCAACCTATCTAAATCTTCTTTAGATACAGCTTTGAAACCGTAATCTACATCTAAATTATGTTCTCTCACTTGTGCCTCTCTATCTGCTGGATCAGGTAAACAATCCCATATCCACGCTTTGTGTAAATTGTTATTATTGTCTTCTAGTACAACATAGTTTGTACCTCTTCTCACAACTTTACCATCAATATTTTCTTTTATGTAATTAACTTTATCGCCAATGTTAAAGATCATTTCTCTAACATATAAATCTCTAATTTGATTTTGTTCAAATTCTTTTAAACTTGCAATAGGTTTATAATCACTTACATATGTGTAGTTTGCAGCCAAGTTCATACCACGTCTTACATCTTTAAATAAGTTTTGTACATCTCTAAAACCTGATGGTAAACCTTTTTGAAAAGATTTAACGTCACCTTGTTGTGCGGCCGCTCTCATCTTACTTGCTGACATACCTGTAGTACCTTCAGCATCTGGATCTCTTTCTCCAGCAGATACAACATTTATTTTATCAAAGTCATAGTAACCGTGTCTGGACCTTACGTCATTATATTTTTTTAATATTGTATCAAATTCTCTTACCCTATCACTACCAACTACCATAGATACTTCTTTATAACCTTGTTTATAAAGTTTTGTAGCAATATCTAAAACCATATTAGAAGTGTTTACTTCAATGTTTCTTGCGTGTTGAGGAAACATCTTTTTCATATAAGTTAATTTTTGTCTAGCAGATAATGGATTCTTTTTAGGGTCTTCACTTCTACTTAAATAAATTTTATAATCGTTTGCAGGTACACTTTGTACTTTCTTAATTAGTTTTTCGTGTCCTGTTGTAGGTGGATTAAATCTACCAAATGTAAATGCAACTGATTTTGCCTCTGGTAAATATTGTTCAGTTACCATTCCTTGTAATTTTTTAGGATTGATGTCGTGGAAAGTATCAGCAACAGCAGCGGCATAATAACCAATGTCGTGTCTTAAAGGTAAACCTTCTTTTGATCTTTCTTTTTTCTTTCTATCAATCACGTCTTGTAAAACTTTAGCAGCGTAATCATATCTTTTTGAAGTAGTTGCTATTCTTCTTATTTTATCATAAACACTTTTAGCAAATCTTTGAGCACCTTTTTTAATATCGTTCAAAGTAACCGCTTCGTGCATTTCTAAATCTTTTATTTCTTTATCTGTTACAACACCATCATCTAATATCTCTTTACACTTCTTATAGAATTTTAAATAATGATATTTTTCTAACATCTTATAGATAACATTTTTAGGTAATCTGTTTTTAATACCATACATTCTAATTTCATCTGGCGACATATCTTTATCAAACGCAGCTCTTCTTTCTGTATCAACATTATCACCTATTTTTGTAATCAATCTAATATCATCTTCGATCTCATCTAACTTACTATTAATTCTATCTTGTAAATTTAAAACATCATCTGTTGTTAAATCTTTTAATTCATTGTAATCTATTATATCTCTTTTTAATTCACCTCTAATTACATCTAACTCTTGTACTTTTCTTTCAAATTCTTTTACGTATAATTCCGTATCAAAAGTAAAGTCTTCAGGTTTTTTGATAAATTTATTATTCTTTATATCAAACACAGCATCTGCCTTTTCGTTTTGTTCATCATACGTTTCTTTGTCTGTTATAAAATAATAGTTTACAGGATGTTTTGTACCTGGTATTTCTTTACCTTGAATACTGTCTGTTGATTTAGCAGACAAATACTTTTTAGAAAGTCTTAATCTTTCCTCATCTCTTTTATCTTCAGGTACATCAAATAATACATTAATGTCTAAATCTGCGTCATCTCTATATTTCTTTGTTAGTATAGAACCTATTAGAGAAGATTTTAAAATAGGATATTCTGATTGAAATTCTTTAAATTGTTTCATTATCATACCGATAACTTCACTTTTTAATTTAGGATTTTTACTATCGGCATTATCAAACACACCTTTAGCATAAGTTCTTCTAGGTATATCAATGATTGATTCTTTTATGAAGTCTTTAAATCTCATCTTCTTTTTAACTCCAATTCTTTTTTAATCCAACTCATTGCTATACCACTTTCTGGTTTAGTTCTTAATCTACTTCTAATAAAACGAGAAGCTGTATTTAATACCATAGTAACTAATTCTTTTTCACTTCTATTATTATCTACAATTAACATTTTGTTAGGACTAAACAATCTTTGAAATGAACCTATGTTTGCCTGAACACCTTGCCAATTGTTTTTTACAATATATTCTGGTATTGATCTAGGTCTACTTTTATTTCTTTCTAATGCCACATCTAAACTTGTATTAACAAATACCATATAACAATCGTATCCTATATGTCTTAATAAGGCAACTTGACTTTGAACAAGTTGTAAATCTCTACCTGTTGCGTCTATAACTAATCCTAATCTACCTTGTATGTAAGTATCTAATGCTGAAGCGGTAGTCGTTTTTGCTTTTTGTCTAATAATGTTTCTAAAGTATTCTTCTTCGTCAGGCATTTTAAGAGATAAGTTTGCTTGTTTTAAACCTCTTTCAAACGATCTATCAGAATTTACTACTTTTAAACCTGTTCCACCAAAAGCAGTAGCAGTTACAAATGTCTTACCTGAACCAGGACCACCTGCAAGAAAAAATGCTTTGAATATACCAGGATCATAAACACCCTCGTTAATATATTGTCTGATTTCGTTTAAAGTTTTTTTCATTTATTAAACCTGCATTGTTCTTGGAACATCTACTAAAATACCTTCACCAAATACATTCATTTCGTGGGTTCCTGATTGCGTTCTTAATTGAAACTGTATGTCTGTTTTTTCTGAATACTTAAATGGTATTCTTCTTTGAATATTCATTTGATTAAAAAATGTTGTTCTTGCCACATTGTATTGTTGACCATTAGAGTTTTGACTAAGGTTTCTAAAAAGACCTGGTTTGGCAGCTGTACTATCACTTGAAAATGCGTCAATACGATATAGATAAAACTCTTTGTCTGCTGGTACTGTATAGATACTTGCCTGATTTCTACCATCACCTGCTCTAATACCAGCGTACTTCACAGTTTTACCTGTGTTTTGTATTGTAATTAATCCTACATTGGTTGTGCCTGAAGTAAGTATTACATCATTAATTCTAAAGAAAGGTTTGTTTGTGTTTATATCGCCAGCACCATTGATTGTTACTGTATCTGATATTTCAGTATAGTTTTCATCTAAACCTAATATCAATAATGTTTTACCATCATCACTACCACTTGCTGATGTTACTGTCATTGTAATCGCTGATCCTGGATAAGCATATACTGAAGCAAACTCCCAAGCAGGTATAAATGAAGTTGTTACTGAAGTTTGATAACCAAATATGTTTCTTGCTACAGAACCTCTAATCAGGCCTCTACTAACTTGTAAATTTTGTTCTGTTAAATATCCTACTGCCATTATCCTTTAACCCAATCTTTTGCAATCGTAAAGTTTGCTCTACTAAATTCTAATCTATCTACAAGTTTAACTGCACCTGCTTTTCTATCAACTGCAACAAACCCCTCTGGATTAGTTACTCTATATCCGTTAGGTGTTCTTATAAAATGACCTATGTTTTGTATTTGAGATAGTTTTTGTATAAGAAAATTCTTTGCATTTGCTAAACTTACGTGACTAGCAATTGCAAAATATAAAGCACTTTTGTTTCTATCAATAAACTTTAAATTTGTTTTTAATGCGTCTTTATATTTTTGTTTACCACTTTCAGTTTTTCTAGCATCTATTTCTGCTCTTAAAATTTGTTCGTAATATTCTCTAAACATTTCTTGTAATGTTTTTACCTTTG